CCGAAGCCCGTCAGTTGCATCATCGTAAATTCACCCGTGTTCGGGTTCTTTAACGCAACGGTCTTCATTTTCTGCGGATCTCTTGGTAGAGCTTGATCGACATATATACGAGGGTCACCGCACCTACTGCGATGCCCAGGAATGAATCAATGGTGGATAAACCAAAGGTTGCGGCTGTGCCTGACATTCCCGCGACTGAGACTCGATCAATCATGTTCATCCGCGAGGTGATGGCCCGAAATAAAAGCCGAGGATTCCCATAAGGGCTGTCTGACCCATGTATGCCAAGTGTCCACTTGATAGCGTGATTGGGTCTTGGCTTGCTGGCCATGAGACAATTCCGAAGAGGAGTTCTGTTCTGCCCTCTCCGCTTGCATTAGTAATGGAAAGGAACTCGGCTTGGGGAAACGCGGTGCAGAGCAAGACGCACACGCAAAGAGTACCAATACCCATAAAAGCAATGATACGCCGACTAAAAGAAACAAACTCCCCATTACCTCCTTGAGCCAACTGAGCTTGTAACTTAATGAAATTTTCATTTGCACGGCTTTCTCGTGCCAATTCCAACTCATGCTTTTGGCGGCGACTCTCGAAAAGCATTCCGAAACTGCCCTTGAGCATAGCACCGAGAGCCGTAGAACCGCCCCCTGTAAGTAACATAATAAGTAACTCGCCCATTTCACCTAGCTGTTCCGTATCGGATTTCGTCCAACAATACTTCATGTTTTGTCAGGCGTTCCTTGATAAGTTCGATGTTCATATTTTGCATCACATCGGCGGGCAACTCACCCTCTCTTGGCCATGTGTAACGAAAATCGCTATTCATCTCGACCTCGTGCTTTAGGCGAAGGATCTCCATCTCCAGGGTATTCAGTCGTGCGTAGATCAGCATGGCCGAGTACACCACGAATATAGTGCCACCGAATACCTTCAGTAAAAAGGCAAGAGGTGTCTTTACATTCGTGTTCTCTGAAAACTCAGGAGCCATTACTCTTCAGGCGACCAATCAGACCCCGAAAGAACCGTCAGTATGTCTGAGTATGTGTACTGCGTCTTGCCATCTAAAAAGCTAGGAGTATCACCTTCAAACTTAACAAATGTCTGAGTACCTGCTAGGTTGTATCGTAGCGTATCCGCACTAGTCTCTAGCACTTGGTTAAAATCTACGGAACTTACTTCCGATGAATCAATGATTACATAGTTCATAGTTTATGGTGTGTCTGCGGTGAAGGAAGCTCCGTTCGTTAATGTGCCATCAAGCGTACCAACTAAATCTGTTACTGTTGTTCCGCTACCTCCATCGTTGTCACCCATTCTCCAGTAGTTAATTAGATTAGAAGATGATGTGTAATTTCCGTTATCCGATCTAAGATCAATTGGTGCACTACTCGCCTGAATGTCAGGTATTTCTGAACTTGATAAAGCACTCGACCAAACCGCAAATTCATCAATTTGTCCGTTGAAGTAGTAGAGATTAGCTACTTGACCAATACGAAAAGTATTAAAGGCTGATGATTGTGTAGATGATGCGAATATAGAAGAACTACCGTTAGCTGTTGAACTGCCGTCTGAATAGATAGTTACTGTTCCTGAATTGTACACTAAAGTAATCTGATGCCAATTTCCGTCATCGTAATCAGTACTTCCTATGTTGGCAGTTGTTCCACCCAATATAACTTGTGCCCCAGCAGCTAGAAGACTCATGCGGTTACTTGTGCCTCCTGAAAAAACCATACGATTGGCTGTTGAGGTTTTTATCCAGGTGCTAATCGTAAAAGCAGATACACTGTTTAAGGCTCCTAACACTCCGTAGTCCACATAATCATTCGTTCCATCAAGACTAACTGAGTAATTGTTTAGAAATGGTCCAGTAGTAGAATTACCCACAATAACATACGAATCTGTGGTAACAGGCACTAACTCAATCTCAGCATATTGCCCAAGTGTCGTGTTTTGTATTTCAGAACCTGGCGTGTAGGAATTTAAAAGAGCACCCGATCCTGCCTGCAATACAATTTTGCCGGCTCCTAACTGCACAAATTTACAATTAAAACCTGCCCCTAATCCTGTTGGTACAGTTACATATACATTGGAGGTCTCATTAACAGTTACCACTTTGTTGTTAGCCGCACTCGTAAGTGTGAATGCCAAAGGTGTACCTGAAGCAGTGTATGTTTGAGTGGAGTAACTAGATGGAAAGAAGTCTGTACTTGCTGAAGTAGCGGCTGTGCCTAGCCCCAAAGTTGTTCGTGCCGCGGATGCGTCTGCATCGTCCACAAGAGTAGCACCAAATGCTGAGATATCTATGCCATCCAACTTCGTCTTGTCGCCATCCACGAACGCTCCCTCTGCGGGTTCTGCTTGTAGACCACTAAGTAGGTTTGCGACCGTGACCTTCTTCGTGGTTCCCTGGGGGGAGCCTGTGGTGTCATCTACATCGGTGACGGGGATAATATCAGTAGTGGATAATCCTGCTGTGGATGTACCGCCAACTAAAGTAATATCGTCTAATGAACTAATTCGTTTGTTCGCCATAATTGTTTTCCTCTTAATCGAATGCTAAAAATTGCCCAGCCTCCACGAGCAGAAAGTCCTCCGCCTCGGTTTGGATAACGCCATCGACTGTTGGCCCAGGCTCAATAGGACCAATGATGCTGTCGGCATCTACCTCACCAATCGAGATTCTGAGTCCAAGTTCAGGCATTACGCTTTGTACAGAATAGCCGCTCCGCTAGTTAAAGTGATACTTGTGAAGGGAACATAAATGACTTGGCCTGCCCCGAAGGATGTGGCATCGGCAATCAAGTCTGCCGAGTTGTCCATAACTCCTGTGATTGCCCCTATTACCGAAGCCTCAGTAAATTGCACAGCAATGAAGTCACCAGCATGAGCGGCTGTGTCGTTAATATAGACGCACCCATTAGCGCCCATCGAATTGTTTACGTTTATTGATGCGATACCCATGATATTAAGTGGTTGAAAGTATTGATACGCCGAAGCTGTAGCTCGGGTAAGTGTTTACGGTTATTTTGTTCATCGAGTTGAGTCGTTCGACCCGATCAAGTTCTAAGGCTAAGGTTTCCTCGGCCATCTGCTCCTGTGCCATTGCTTTATCAAGTTGGCCATCGGCCTTGTAGTAATCTGCTACACAAGCTAACAATAAATATCTCTCCAAAAACGCAGGGAGATCCGTTGTGCCTGTTCCGTAGTCGGATGCCGGTACTTGATTTCCAACGATAAATACAGACGATGCTGTAGAATCAGCAGGTAGCACCAGGTAGCCATTGATTAGTTGGAAGTCCAATAGTATTGCTGTGCGATCCGTGAGTGGGTTCTTGGTCCATACCTGGAACACATCCATAAGGTCGGATGCGTTGTCGATTTGCACAGCCTTGTCAGCCACTATGGGGCTTGTGACTGGGGCGACTGCTTTCTCTACTACGGTCTGAACATCAGGCCATTTTGCCCGAGTCCATGCCCCTCTGATGCGGTCATTTAAGCTGTTCTGTAAGGCAGTCTCTTCCTGTGTTAAGATTTGATCGACTCCAACTGCGGACTCGAATCTACTCTTGAAGGTGCTGTACGAAACTGTTCTCAATGTTTTACCTTAACCTCGGGATTTGATTTCTCGAAATCTTTCACAAATCCTTTATCGCCCCAGCATCCAGGTCTTTCCTGTTGATGCCTCATGTATGTGGTTAAATCAGTTACCCGAGCTAAACGAAAATCGCCCTTACCGCCCTCAAGGGATTTAGCCGACTTCCTAGCCTGCTCCTGACGAGCTTCGTAGTTTTTCTTTTCATGCATAGCGGCTCTTTCAGTTTCTTTACGAAGATAGTAAGCTATCTCCTGCTCAGAACTACTGCTCCGCTTGCCCCCTCTTACGATGATATTAAGACTCATTTTATAGAAAGAAAAAAGGGAGCCGGCCTACCCCTAAACCGGCTCCCTTGAATGAACACATGAAAACAAACAACTACTAATTGCTTGATATGAATAATTAAACGATGGATCCCAAGGAGCGTGGGTTAGCCACACGAAGTGTGAGCATAGCTTCACAGATCGAACGCTTTCCAGCTCCGTTATCAGGAAGATCCATCACGGAAATACCCTCAAGGAATTTCAAGGAAACGCTGTCATCGTCAGGAAGAAGATAAGCACGATTTCCGTTGAGTACGCCTTCAGCAGTATTTGGGCTGAGTGTGATTTTACCGCCGGATACATATGCACCATCACCAGCTACTCCCGACAATTCGAAAGTGTCAGCAGTTTTGTTGGCTACTGTGTGAGTACCGTTAGCGGCGTTGTTTCCAAGCACTCCGCTGATGGTTACCGAATCACCATCCTCAAAACCATGACCTGCAGAAGTAATGACGATTGGGTTAGCATTCGTAGCATCGGTGATGGCTTTACTGATTTGACGACCACCATGAAGCATAGGAATGATGTCGATGCTCCCAAAGTCAGAAACATAAGAAAGAACGCTTCTGATTAAGGTTTTTCCGCTAACATCCTGAGTGAATTGGAAGTTTCCGTCAGTAACAGTTGAGCGAGTGTAATCGGTGATTTTGTTCATCACGGCTGGACCGGCGAACAATTTATAGGAACCTTTTGCTCCACTTGCTTCGTATACTGCCTGAAGCAATCCACGAAGAGCAGACTCGGTAAGACTTGCAAAGTTTACACGAGATCCGCTAACGGCACGGAAACCTTGTTTTAAGGAAGTGTTGAATGTGTTGCCCTGAAATGAGGGATCACTCCATACACCAAGGCCACACATGGTAGCACCAGCGGAAGAAGAACCAGCGGACTGGTCATTACCTGATCCAATAGCAGTCTCGATTGAGCGCTTGAGTTGGATGAGGGACTTAGCTTTGGCGGAGTTGTAAAGGCCATTCTGACCATTAGGAGCGACATCGATCATCTCAGCTTGCCGGCCGATTGCAAACCGATCCTGGAGTGTTTGGACCCTGTTGCTCAGACGAGCGCGGGACTCGATGAGGTTCGCCATATCACTAAGAGTGTAATCGATTCCGTCAGCGTTTCCTGCGATGCTTGGCTCGTTAAGGGAGTCCACCAACCACTCGTTTAAAGTTGCCTTGGGAGCGGATGATTGTGGGAGAAATGAAAACAAGGGCGTTTCAGTAGGCTCAACGGTTTTTAGAAGGTTTTCTAAATTTTCGCGAGCGCCTTGGTTTGCATTTACGCTATATGAAGTTGCTATTGCCATTTTAAATAAGAATTTTGAATTTTAATTTTAAAGTTTAGTCGCTGAGATAAGCGGCTAGATCGTTAGCCGAGAGAGTTCCTTTGCGCTTAATCGATTCTTTCTGTTTCTGTTTCCGAGTTGTGGCGTTCTCCACAGGGGGAGATACATTACCTCCATCAGTAGGAGGTGGAGCCTTGGGCTTGACCGCTTTCTTCTTAGGTGCGGTGCTTGCCTTTTGGTCAGACTTTACTGCCTCAATTCCTCTTACGAGCGTGGCGGCAATAAAATCACCATTAGGAAGATTACTCAGTACATGACCATACTGACTTTTAAGATCTCCGAATATTTTTTGGCGGGTTTCTGCCAACTCACTATCCTCGTTTAACCAAGGATGTGTGGCTATAGTGTCCTGTTGCCATTGCGACTTTTCAGCCAGGTATTTCTCCCGTGCTGGAATTTTCTCAGTAAGGTACTCGTCTGCCTGGGTGAGAATATTGCGAATATCATCATCGCTGTATTCCTTGCCATCGACTTCTACATAATCCTTACCGATGTTCTGCAATGCAAACTTCTTGGCGGCTTGTGCTTCCTGGCGAAGTTTATTCAGGTCCTCATAGGATTGAACATTCTCCAATTCAGGTTGCTTGGCCGGTTCAGAACTGCCTTGGGTTTTAAGGTTTTGAATCTCGGCCTTGAGTGCTTCTGCGGTTTCTTCCGCTGACTTAGCCCGTGCAGTTAGTTTATTTACCTGCTTTAGGAGCTTACCTACTGCCTTGGGAGGTTCTTCCTCTACGGTTTCATCCTCCTCGTCAGATTCCTCTGCCTCTTCTTCTTCGGTATCTTCTTCCTGTTCTTCGGAAATAGACTGTGAAAGAACATCTTCTTCTACGGATGCCTCTGCGTCTTCAGAACTCTCGGTGACTTCCGCTTTCGCCTCATCGGTAGTGGCTTCCTGATCTTGTTCAACCTGATCGACAAAAGATGCCGCCAAGTCTTCCATGCTCATTGGGCCTCGCGCTTCTGTTTCTGCTCCCGTGGATTCAGCCGGAGCCTCGCTAATAACTGTGTCTGCCATAATAATCTCTGCGTTTGAAGAGTTCGCACTCTCTTGTACTGTTCTGCGGAGTAGATACACCCCGCCAATGACTATTTTATCAGATTAAAACGAGCATTTCTCAGTTTATTTTAAAGGTATTCCAGTTGTCTTTAAACTTCTCGTGCTTGGCCTTGGATTTAGGATTATGGGGGTACATACTAATGCGAACTGCACCATCCAAATGAAGGGTCGGGATTAAATACCAACTCTCCATTGGCTCGACATAAGCCGCTAATACATCAACTTTACTGCAATCTATTGGATCTTTTGCCATCGAGCCTGTGGCCGCTGTAACCATGTACCTGCCCATGCCGGTTCGACTACGATCACAAACTAATCCTGAAGTTCCTTTTATCTGCACCGTGAATGATCGACCTGCCCGATTCATAACGATGCAGTCCTGTGGTAAATAGTCACCTAATGGAACAAATACCTCAAGCCCCTGCCTGAGAGCTTCGGTGAAAAATATCTGCTCGAAGAGGTTACCCTTCCTCTTCATCCGAGAGATCTATCTCACTCTCGAACTCCAATACATCTTCACCCAGCCACTCATTGATGTCATTTACCGCAATTTTAGCCAACTCCAGGTCCTCAATATCGGACTCCTCAATCCAACGATTTAATAAAGCACGATGCTCGTTCTTAAACTGCTGATGGGGAGTTATCGTCATCTTTCTCATCGAGTAAAGTGATTATGCGGTGAAAGGCGGCAATCTCACCCGATAGTCGGGCAAGTTTTTCGGGGCTGTCGATGTGTTGGTAGTCCATGAAATCAACCAAGCACGATTCTTTCTGTTCCTTTATAAAATTAATAACGGCCTTGAACTCAGTTTGGTTCTTTAGGCCAGCAACTGCGTCCTGAATAGTCACTTCTTCTTACGCTTTGGCTTCTGTGATGCCTTGATCGCTTTTGCCGATGGGTAGCCCTTATCACCAGGCTTATTCATCCGCTCACCCGAGCCTGCTTTTATGCGTTTCTTCTTAGCGGCGATGTTCGCCCATAATCCAGGTTTCTTCTTTTTCATTACCATTTAACTTTATCTGCCCAATAAGCCGCAGAGGTTTTACCTTTTGCGATGTTCTTGGCGTGTCTGTTTTTAAAATTTGCACGCTTTTGCTTCATTGCCTGACTCTCACCCTTCTTTGGCTTACCAGCGGTTTTAGCACCCTGTTCGCCAAATCGAATTAATTGGTAATTATCCTTTTCGTTTTTGATTAAAACGGCATGGGATTTAGTTGGGTGGCTAGGTGTGCGCTTGGGTTTATTTACCCCGGCAAACTTCATTCCTCTATAGTTTATACTCATACACTCGTTCCTGGTACATTGCCTGGTGCAGTCCCTAGCTGTCCAATTTTAGCGTTCTGCTGTTGAGTCTGCTGGAACTCTAGCTGGCTAGCATATGTTTGAAGTCTCTTCGCAAAGTTTTCATCGGATTGTAATCTCTCCTGAACATCGGTTGCTGGTATCGCCTCACTTCCGGCAATGTACGATTGTAATACTTGCAACCTAAGTTGTGGATTTGCCCCCTTCTCGGGTGCATTAACAACCTGTCCCGATGCGATCTTTGCAATGTCGTTCGATGTTTCAATAATCTCCTTCGTTGTGGCCTCCTGAGTAGGCATGATTAATTGAGATGCGAGATTTGGATCGATTGCCTCTAGTACCTTGCGAAGATAGATGTCGAATCTACTGATTCCCTGCCTATCGTAAGTCGCCATCAACTTACCCACGGTATCCAATTTCTCGATTACTTTACTCTCATCTGCATTCATCGAGTTCCATGAGATATTGAAGTCATACAACTCAGCAGTTTCATCCAAAATTAACTGCGCACCCTGCTCGTTGTTGGTAACACGAAACCAAATCATCGGTCCGCTGTAAGTGCGATCTAAGCACCATATACGCTTGAGGATTTCCTTCCATCCTGTAAGCCAACAATTCACCAGGTGCTGTTTTAGCATATTTGCTTCCACCGCATCTTCAGGGCTAGTCGCTCGGCCGGTGATGCGGTTTGCCAGTTGCCGAAGTTGCATCTCCACCTCAGTCGATGCCGGTGAGTAGCGGGGGATCTCCATGAATCCAACCTCTCCACGCCTTCTTACTGCCAAGGTAGCACCTGGTCCTATACGCTCGGGTCGTCTACCAATCTGATGCTCGATAGGAGGCAGGGTACTCATTGATGCACGATCCCTGCGGCTATCCATCTCTGTCTTTACCGCGATCTGATAACTCTTCAGCAACTCAGGGTATCCGCGAGAGTCCAATAAACGATGGTTTAAATGCTCTCTCGTGATACATACGAATGGATATCTGCCCTCATCGTACCCGACAGGCTCGTGGAACCCAGCCTCGTCCATCTCCTCGGTCCAGCAGGTCTTAGTAACCACAGGCACATCATCTTCATCGAGTTCCTTGCGATAGGTAGTAATTACCTTGATCAATCCCTCGTAGTGCTGGCTTCCATAATTATTACCATAGTCATAGGACATCATGGAGTCGCTATATGACTCTTGTTCGTAGAAATCTTTAGCTTTTTCGATAGCTTCCTCTATCCACTTCGCATCCCATCCCTCATTGACTTTCTGCTTGAGGGCTTCAGGCGTATAGTAATGCAAACAATGTATTGACCTGGCACTTTCCAAATCGATCACATTGCTATCCACGATCAATTCACGCCCTAATTCATATGCTTTAACAGCGGGACGATTAACGACCACTTTTTCGGTCGGAATTTCGGTCTCACCTGTCTCCCGAAGTTCCTTCACCATACGCTTGACCCTACGCTTTTTCAGCTTGGGGAATAAGGGATAAAACATCTCCTCCACACCCTCCTTCATATCAGGGTCCTGTATGGCCATAGCCAGTTCAGGCGACTGCTGGGCAATCTGTTCCAAACTTATTGGCTCAAACTTCCGAGTCTTCTCCTGTTTCCAGTATGTACCAAAGAAAGTGAGTCCATTCTGTAGTAAATAATTAGCACCAATTGATGCCTCCCGCATAAGCTCATCCATAGTACCCATACGCCAGCGAAGGAACTCGCTCACCAACTTGGCCGATGCAATGTCGCCCGATTCAACCGGGGCGGCGACTAGGTTGGCCTTCTGTAAAGACTGCACCAAGGTTGCCACATCCCCGTCAATTAAGGGATTAATAACATTAGGGTCTAGGTCACTTGCCCCATCGAATGGGAACGCTTCAGGGCCATGCTTCTTGCCATCCCCAGCTTTGCCCGCCCATTCGTTAAAGCGTACCTCCCGAGCATCCTCGGCTTTATCCATCCACCAGCTTAAATTCGCTTTTGCCCGCTCAAATTCCTCCTTCAAGGCATCCACATCCGCCTTGTTCTCAAATACCTGTACCTCGTTTTCCATAATTAATTAACCTTCAAGTTTAACATTTTATTTCTTAATTTTCTCATCGCCCTGCTCTGTATACGATCAATCGTATCCTTCCCCACGCCCACAAAGTCTGCGATCTCCTGTAAAGTGTATGCACGGGCTTCCTGCCCATGCTCCCGACATTTTATTCCTTCTTCCACTACCAACTCCCGAAGCATTGCATCGATACGCCTATCCGTCTCCTCGCGGGACTCAGACCAATCTGTACAGCTTCTCCTCACCTTCCACCCGCTTCACTAAAATTTCACTCTTTGGAGGATGATTATTATGTGGCCTCTTCACACATATCCCC